TGTTAATTCCGTCTGTCCTGATATGTACAAGCTTAAGATGTTCCATGCATGCCCTCTCGGTGCTTATGAAATTCTCGGCCACTTCGACTGCACCGAGGAGTTCCTTTTTCATTATCTTTAATTCCATATTGATTTTTCCTTTCGTTAGTGCTATACTTCAATTAATGTATTTTGAAAATCAGTCGATATTGCCAGTATCGGCTTTTTCTTTTATATCTTTAAAATCTATTTCGGCAATCAGGGTTCCGTCAGATGCCAGCCATACATCATGAATTTTAGTAACTTTTATTTTCCTGATTTCTCCGTCAACACCTCCTTCAATTTCCTTGATTTCTCCAACCCCAAGTCTGTTTTCCACAACCCTGAGTACAATAGCGTTCATTCTGAAACTCATTTAAATCGCCTCCTTTCCATATTTGTAAAGTTCATCCAGGATCATATAATAATCCTCTTCCGTTTCGTAGTAAATTCCTTCAATTTCGGGCATTTTTAGTCACTCTCCTTTCTTAATTTTGTAGACTTTATTCATTACTTTGACTACATTTAAACCTGTTTTTGTGAGTTCCGAGTTTTCGGAAATCAGTTTCTTCCTGTTCAGCATCAGCAGTTCCGCTTTTGATACGAGTAAGAGGTTGTCAATGCTGAGGTTCAGCTTGTTTCCATCGGCAAATATGATGGAATGTTTCTCCGGAATAGGCCCGTTTGCTTCTACCCATATGAGCTTATGCTTGTACTCCCACACGTCAGGCTCCGCTATTTTTGTTTTAACGTATCCGTCCGTGGTTATCGCATCCTCGCCAACTTTCATTTTATTGTGAGGGGTAGCCCCTTTTCTGAACGTTGTTCTGTTACCTGTTCCAGGAAACTTTTTCCCTTTATTATACGGGACATGTCCCTTTTCAAAACGACCTGTAAGGCCAGTTGAAATTCTATGATTTTTCAATGTTTCCTTAAGTTTTTTCGTATTTATTTGGAAATCAAATTTTTTGTTGAACATTTCGACAATTTCATGATAATGTCTTCCGGGAGTTACTTTTCTTATAAAATCAAGCTCCTCTTTGGTATAACGTTTTACTTTTTTATCCACTTGTTACCCCTCCAGCATCTTCGGGAGCTGCAGATCGGCATTCAGCCCTTCTTCCTTAAGCTTTACTGCCCTCAGGACAGTATTGGCGTTGTCGATTATTGTTGATGCGATTTTTACAACCGCCTCCGACCTTGCCACCTCCACGTTCAACTTTTCCTGTGTCATTTCCTCATCGCCTAATCTTTCCAGTTGTGCAAAGAGGTGATTGTTAAGGTCTTTCAAAGTGTTCTGCATATTCTTGCCTCCTTTCAGATTAATCTTCCCATTTGGTCTCTTTGAAGTGCATGAAAGTGATTATTAACAGAACAGCCCAAAGGCAGTAGACAACCCCTGCTACAACAAAATCCTCTTTGAATGATTTCGTCTGATTCAGGATTGACGCTGTCATAAAAATTCCGTACCACACGAGTGCTTTTTTAGTTTTCATTGTCATTTTCCATCTCTCCTTTTTTAATCATATCCGCCGCAATGTTATTTGCCAGCGAATATACCAATCTCGTCACGTCGTCCCCGTTCACGATTATGACAGGGAAGTTACCATATTTCATGTAGTGCTCCACAGCCAATGCAGGAATGTGGTAGTCCCATCCGCCCCTTGGTTTTGAGGGGGTAGGCGGTACTGTCTGAATCGCTGTTCCGAACTTATATCCTCCTCGCTGGAGTCCGATTCTTACCAGCTGTATTGATTTGTTAATGCGTTCAGAGCATTCTTTTACGGTTAGAGTATTGTTTTTCATATTTCCAAGGTCCTTTCGTTTCGATTTTTATCCTTTCAGGGTATAATAATTCTGAAAGGAGGTGTTTCTGCATGAGCAAGAAACTGAATGACACTTTGATGTATCTAAATTCTGATTATTCTATCAAGACTATTGATATGGAGCCCTGTATTTATAGAAAAATTTCAGATAGATACGATATTGAAGTATCGGGATTAGATAATTCATCAAAAAGATTTTCTGCAGATGTTTATGTCTGGGACATATCTAACGGAGACGGAATCGGAGCCACAACTGTTGAGAATATTCATGATATAAAATCTGCAGACGAGCTTAAATCTGTACTTGATTCTCTTTTTGTGAAATATTATTCAATGAAATAGTATTCAGGATTAAAGTTAAATCATCTCTTGTGAGCTTTTTGTCTTCTACGAGTTGGTTTAACTTTTTCTCATTTTCTGACGACCCAATTATTTTAAATCTACGCCATATATTTTCCATTTCTTAATCACCTCACTTTCTTGTCCAATCAGTTTTCGTATTTTCCGAAAGAAGATTTTAAAAAAAATATTTCAAATATATCTTTTTTGTCAATTTTTAGTAAACTCACAATTTTTAAAATCTCACTCCTACTAAATTCAGCTTTATTATTTAATTTAGCACTTAAAGTAGAACCTGCCATGCCTAATTTAGAGCAGAAATTTAATTCGGTCCCAAATACTTCTTTTATTTTACCTCTTAATTTACTGTTATCAAATTCCATCAAATCCACCTCTTTTCTTTTCGTATTTTACGAAA